TTGAGGTTCTTCTTGAGTGTGTCATTGGAAGGAACTAGTTTGCCGAGAGTGTTCTCGGAGATGACGTAGACGTTTAGGTTTCTCTTCTGAGAATCTGGATCCTTCTGGACAGAGCAACGCTTGACTGAGCCAAACTTGCGTGGCATTCTATAGACAAGGCTCTCATAGTCTTTCTGTGTGACTGCGCGGTTCTGGGTCGGGAATGTGTCGTAGATTCTCTGCTTGATCTCGGCAGTTGAAGGATTGGAAACGTTACCGACGATTGGTTCTTCGTTCGAGACCTCAAAAGAGTTGCGAATAAAAGAGACTTGGTTTGCTGCCAATACTGATAAGTCTTCAAAGTCAACGAGAATGCTTGACACTTGATTTAGACCACCAGCAGCAACATTTGAGTTTGTTGGATTTGTCTGGCGATAAGCAATGGTCAAGACTGTGTTTGACGGAACGACGCCGAAGCTTCTGTTGTTAGTAAGCCTGCTCGGATCAAACGCCACGTCTGTGACGTAGCTTTTGCCAAAGATGTTCATTGCGACGTTCTGTGGTTCTGCTACAACATCAGACGCTCCATCCTCGCCAGAACCAAACTGAAGATAGACACCTTCTGGTTCGTGGACTACTTGGAACTTCCTGCTAACCAGCAATGGCTTGAGAATAGAAGGAACATTATCTGACTTGTAATTCTTGTTTGTTAGTTCTTTGTAAACGATGTCTTGAGCGAGGTAGTCTACTTCGTAGTATTCATTACCATCAGAGTCTGTTACACTAACAATCTCAGACACATTGGGGCTTGTTAGCTTGATTCTCTTAAATCTCTCAAAATCTCCAACAGTTACACGCTCTGCGCCAAAGAATCCAGAAACAACATCACCGTAAGCCTTGATTGCGTAGTAGCTTGGTGCTCCAGTTGTAGTGTCTGTTCTGGCAACAACGATTGGATTTTTCAAATCTGAAAAATCAACATTTTCCGTAAGAACAAAATTTAGTCCATTTTGTGATGTAAAGCGAGTGCCCCTTTTTAACACTGGAATATAACGAGTATCAGGACCCATGCCTGTCACTGAAGCAGGCACTTGAACATAAAGTGCGACTTTACCGTAAGTTGAAGGACGACCTGTGTTTTTGTAGCCAAGAATGCGACCTTGACGCACAACATTGCCATATTGATAGGCTGTGTCTAGGAATGTCTCATTGACGTTGTAGTCGAGATAAAAAGAAAGCTGGTCACCAACATAAGCAACCGCATCAAGCATCATTGCCCCGAATGAGCCTTCGCTGAAGTCTTGGAAGGTGTCGGGATAGAATCGCTCTGCTATCTGTGTGAGGTCGCCTCTAATGGACTCGTAATCACGATTGGTGTAGTTGATGGCTACTTTCTTTTTATTTGACATTGATGTTCCTCACACTAAATAGTGATTTCAAGCAAATCACTTGTGGCGATTTGTGGGATTGAATACTCCAAGTAAAGGGCTAGGGTGTTTGTGTCTGGGTTGGAACCTGCAAACTGTAATTTTTGAATCTGAACGGCTGGCATGTATTGAGCGACTTGCTCTCTGATTTTGCTGTCTATTCTTGCATAAACATCGGACTCAAAATTCTCAAAAAGAAATTGCCTGATCCCAACACCGTAATCTGGTTCCATCACTCTTTCGCCGGGATTAGTCAAGATCAACATCTTTAGGTTTTGCTTAACAAGGGTCTTGAGCCTTTTTATCATTGCATACCCATCAGCCGAGTCTTGCGCCAATGGTAATCTAACTGCGTAAGAAGCCACCTATAGTCCTCCAAATCCTACTACTACTTAGTTATTCGTCTTTATTTTTGCAAAGCTCGCCCTTTGAATTAAACGGGTTACTGCGAAGATTACGACGTTTCCACCAAGGCAAAATCTTTCTACCGGGTGCAAGCCTGAATTTATCTCTCAAGGACTTTAGTGCAATCTGTGTGGTAGTGTCATCTTCGTCATCTTGGAATTCGCCAAACTCTCTTGAATTGTAATATTCTTTAAACATCTTCTTTAATTGCTTGTTGCTTCTTCTAAGTGTTTCTTGATCCCACTCATCCCAAGACAATACGAATAGACCATTTCTATTGAATCGCTCCTCTTTGGGAAACCAGCCAGCCAAAGGAGATTTTCCATCCTCTCTTAGTCCCGGCTTAAGGTCTTCTTTTCCATTTTTTCTTGCGTTTGCAACATAATTTTCACCAATTGACGCCAAGAAAGCTAGATCGTTGTAGATTGCTATGGTTGATAGAATTTTTCTTGAAGGCAAACAGTAATCCACAAACAACTTAAACTTGTCGTCATCTATCAAGTTATTGATAAGGCAGAGCATTTCTTTGCTGTTCGGCTGTAGTGGTGGTAGTTTTGCAAGGGGTAGATCAAGAACGTCTATCTCGACGCTTGTAACGCTAACCATTTGCCCGTTGATTCTGGCGTAAAACTCAAGACCATAACGAAGCCCAAGTTCTCCTTCTAGCCCAACAACTCTACCAGCTTCGTTTGTTACCTTGCTGAGAGTGCCGGGATAGACATCTGAAACATTGCCTTCTTGGTTTGTTATTTCTCCAAGATCGTAGGGATTGCGTTGTCCCGAGGGAGTCTTTAGATACGCTCTTAGTCCAAACGGAAAATCGCCAGATGGAGTCAACTCAGAGACTTTACCAATCCCCAATCCTCCAGCAGCAACTATTACATTCTTGGCAAATAGATTTAGATCTTCTGATTCATCATTGTGTTCTTCACCCGTCATCGGTTGTTCATCCCTAAAGTGATAATATCCAACGTAAGGCGTTCCGTCTTGCAAAGACATTTCGTCACCATTGGTGTATTTGACTTCCCTTGTTAGCAAATCATCTGAGACTTTTTCTCTGAATTCTCCTAGTAAGTTTAGCTGACTTCCTGCCGTGAAGCCACTTCTGGAGTCTAATAGGTAATAGTTTTTATTTGTGGCATAGGTATCATCTATGAATCCATTAGTCTTCAAGGTTCTTTCAAACGCTTCGCCTATTTCTTTTAGTTCTTTCTTTACAAACTCTTTCAAAACTAGCTTGGCAATCTCTTCTGTTTCTTTGACAACTCCTAGGGCATCTTCATTCCTGTAATTTTTGAGAGTTTTGAAGATAGAAACCTCGCCATTTTTCTTTGATTCTCTCAAGTCTTTGCGATCAGGATAATCGTAGCGTTCTTGAATGTTATTCAATCTAATGAGAGCGTTGATTACATCTTCGGGTGGATCAATCACTTCTCCCTCATCTAACAATCTACCATAAGTTTGAACGGATTGTTCCAAGAAAGCATACCAGAACTCTTCGTCTTTGAAAGGATTGAAAAGCTCAATGTTTTGTGCGTTTTTGAAATCTTTTTCCATTTCTTCAATGATGAAGTGGGCGTAGAGATCACTAAAGTTGTTGTCAAAGTCTAACTTGAACTTTGAGAATGTAGCAATAGATTTAATGAAATGTGTTGTTCCATGAATCTTACAAGCAGCACTTATAATTGATTGTATACCAGCCTTTCCTTGTCTAGAAAGAATCCTGTTGTAAGGAACTTCTGTAACACAATCGGGATCACCTTTTAATCTTTTGTCTTCTGATAATCCATTGTAAGACTTCATCATTTCTTTTTCTATTTCTTCAAAATCAACAACTTGTGTCTTATATGGCTTGCACGGGCTTATCTCTGGAAACACAGAATCTACCAGCCCTAACCATCCGGAGTTTGGAACAGGCTTGATGTAGACTGGTGGATTAAGATAAGTTCCACCGTATGTTGCAGGATCTAGATAAAATACTCTAGTTTTTTCTGGAGTTCCTGCCAAATCATTATTGTACTGATCTCTGCTTATTCCCAGAATTGCATCACTATTTCTAATCTTTCTCTCTTCTCCTTCTGAGTCAGTTATTGTTTTGTCAGAATAAAGCGTACCATCAGGGTGCAAGTATTCTGTGCTTTCAGTTGTGAGATCGTCAGGCGTGGCACCAAAACTAAATGATTTGTTGCCAACATTCATAATTGAACTTCTTAGCTGTTCGTACATCTGTGAAGTTGTTTGGTTCCAATAAGTTTCAGCAGAAGATTGCGGAATCTGTAGCATTTCGGACATCAGCACTATTGGAGGAGAAATCAACCCAATGTTCTGTAGCGACTCCAAGAACTCTGGATATTCGGATAAGGTATCGTCACTCACATTATCCAAAGTGTTGTCTTTTGCCAAGAATTCATAACTTACTTCTTCGATTGGCTCTTCGCCCTTCTTATCAACAAACGAATCAATAATTTTTATTCTTGCATTATCAGAAGGCAGGTTTCTTCTATTATTCAAATCTGCCACGTAAAGACCAAGAGTAAACCCTCGTTGTGGCTCTCCTTCTTGTGCGTTGTTGTCAAAAGACAATGACAAGTCTGGATTGGCTTTTCTTTGCTTTTCAACAAACCTGACTTGGTTGCTTTCATAATCGACTTCAAACTCTACTCTGTATCCGTAGTCTGGTAGTTCAAGTGGCGTGACTCGCAATCCCAAATTTAGATCACTGAAGTCCTTAACAATTGTAATGTCTGACTGGATCACATTATTGATTCCAAAGTTTACTAATTGTCCGTTTGGATTTGTGCCACCGTTTCCTTCGGCGCTTCCAACTCCTGCCATCCATTCTGCAACATAAACAGGATAAGCGCCTTTTTGTAATATCAGTGGGGCATAAATTGGTGTTTCTATATCATCTAGGTCAGCTAAGTTATTAAAAATATCGTCTTTAGTCTTAACTTCATAAAAGTCAACATATTGTTGTAAGCCGGGATCATTAAAAACCTTTCTTTGGTGCGCGGTATATGGCAATCCAAGTGTATCTGAAAGAACCATATTCATCAAACCCCAGTTTCTCTCCAGCGGTCCATTACCGAGCATGTCGTATGAGAAGGCAACTTTCAACTGCTCTAATCCAGCGCTAAGAGCGCGTGCTGTGACAGCTTTTTGTTCTTCTGTCTCATAAGGGAATAGTCCATTGTTGCAGCCGGGTTCTGAAACTATTGGCGGCAAAGCATTATCAAGCATGTTTGGAATGCCACTTTGGATAATATCGGTTAGATCGCCAAAAGCTTCCGAAGGTCTACAAAGCCTTGCTATCTGTTCCGAAGAAGCCCTGCCGTCTAGAATCTGAGATCTCAAAGAGCAAAATTCTTCTATCTGTTCTGGTGTCGCACAAAGACTTGGATTTGCTGGCATTTGGTCGTCTTCGGGTATTGAATCTAGAGAGTCAAGTGCTTGATCTCTAAAATCTGCTGGCAAAAGGTTGCCAAAGTTTGAATAGAATCTTGTTATGTCGTTTCTGTTTGAGAAAGCTTCTGCCATTTCTGGAAACTCAAACTCAACGACATTTTCAAACAATTGCAGGAATGACTCTGAAGGATTACCCAAAGAAGCCTCTATCAACTCTCTTCTTGTAACTGAA